AACCACTGCATCTGCCAAATACAAAGTTTCTCGGCTCATTTCAGTTTTGGGTTCTTGCAACATGGCTAGCACAAACGCATCACGATGCATCATAATGGCCGAGTGCACTTCTGCTGCTTTTCCTGTGTTGCCTGAGTTGTTCCATTGAGTTGGCAATGACTGAATTGAAGCCGGTGATCCTTGAGTTGGGAAATACGGGTTGGTATTTGAGTCACCAACACCAGGCGTTGGTCCAGTAACTGGCGGAGTAACTGGATTAGAGCTACCTGGCTTGATGAAATAGCCATTGTTTGCATTGGCGCTCATTAGAGAGCTCATATACACAGGCACACCCAGCAATGTTCCAACTATGCCGTTTTCTAACGGAGCCGATGTGCGATAGAACATGCTCTGCACCTTATCCAATGCCAACAACTGAGCATATTGGACTGGGTCAACTATTAAGACACGCCCTTCTGCAGGCACGTTGTTTTGGTCTAGGATTAGCTTGGCTTTCAAAAAGGCATCAATTGTGAATGGCTTGGAGGTTGAGCTTGCTCCATTTGTGCCATCACTGGTTGACCAAACAATTTGGTTGGGATAGCTGTTGGTTATGGCACGTAAGCCTAGCAAATAAGACTCTAAGTCTCTGTTGATTGCATAGGCGGCTTCTTTAGCCAAATTAGAAGTTAGCAAACCACTAGGATCCAACATGATTGAGACAATATCTTCAATCATGAAAGAACATTCTTTGTATTGGTCAATCCTAACGGTCATTTTGTCAGTGTCAGTTTTTTGCAACTGCACTGGTAGGGCTGGCTGCTTGGTATTTACACCGAGCTTACCAAGAGTGGGAATGTGAACTTGGTCACCGTGTTTTCCATCTGGAAACGACAAGTTCATAATGAATTGTCGCATGAGGAGGTTGGCTTCAAGTTCACGCCTAACCATGGTTGACCATTGCTGCTTAATCCACTTTTCCACACCTTGCTTGGTGTAGAGGTCACCACGGTAGGTAGCTTGTAAATTAAAGTCGTTGTTGTTTGCTGGGTTGAATATTGGCATATGCTAGTCCTTCCTACACGTCGTCAATAACGCGTCCTTCTCTAAAGGCTTGTGTGATTTTGGGCAAATTGGCTTTGTAAGTGCGCTCATCCATGCGGAGAATATCGGATTTCTTAATTAACTCAGGTTGTGGTAAAGTAGCTTGCTTAATTCTGGACACAGCCTGAGGAGTTGGCTTGGATGAGGTTGCTTTAGCTTGCCCTGTTTTGGTGAGAAAATCCCAGATGGCAATTGCTCCTTCTACTGAATTGTATTGGTCTTTACCTTCTTCTGGAAGCTTGTTGTAAAAGGCCCTCACTACTTCCATTCGTTTGTCATATTCAGCAGGTGAAACTCCCCATGCTCGCATTAGCCTCATTTCGTCTCTAAAGGCTAGGAGCTGATTCACGGTTTCCACTGCATCATCTGGTTTCACACCAAAAACCTTTTCGAACTCAGCTACAAACGCTGACGTTGGTTGTTCTTCTTCTTGTGCATTGGCTGGCTCTTGTGGCTCCTCTGCCAGTGTTGGCTGCTCAGGTTGTTCAAACTGTTCAGCTGACTCTGGCTGCTCTTGTTCTTGCCCTTGTAACTGAAGCTGATTTGGCAAATTCAACCTAAGCAAATCTGGCCGTGTTGACACAGGGATTGGGTCGTTTTTAACTATCAGGTTTTGGTCTAAGTTGGTTGGTGTTTGTTCTTGTGCGGCTACCATAATTTCTGTCGTGCTTTCCTATGCTTTATTACGTGGTTTATTCAGCTTGTGGTGCTGCCATAGCGGCCATAATGGCGTTGTCTTGTACCTGATCTTGCTCTTGTTTAGGAGACACACCAATCAACGATCTAATTGCATCAGGTAGTTTGCCTGCAGCAATGGCTTCTTTGAGTGCCAAGCTATAGGCTGGGCCTCCAATGTTTGTCAGCTCTTGATTTAGTTCTTCCAAAGCTGAGCTTGGCTTTGGCTGAGGCGAGTTTGTAGCTGGCTCTTGCTTGAGCACGTACCTGGTTGGATCATCAAATCCAAAATTCAGGAGGAGATCCGCAAACATGGCTTGCCAATCTACCAAGTTGTTGAATTGAGGCACAGAAGCCACAATCGACAAGAAGTCGGTCATTGTCTTTATTTTGCGATCCCGGTTTAACAGGCTTTGGGTGGCTGTTATTCGCACAGAAAAGTCTTTTCTCAAATCCGATGGGAGGATCTTGAAGTAGTCATTAATGCCTGGCTTGTTGCTTTTGCGTTTTACCACCTGAGCTGATTTGGTGTGTTGTCTTAACACGGCATAGGCTTGGTGCAAGAGAGGCAACACAAAGTTTTTCTCAAACAGCTCATAAACATCGGTTATTCTGTTACCGCCAGCTTCCTTGACTGCTTGAATTTCCTGTGCAGTTACCCGCTCTCCACTTCTGTAGGTGTTGGCGCTTATCATGGCTCCTGCGCCAATGTTGCGATCTATTTTAGCGTCCAACACAGCAGCTTCATTGTAGGTGATGTTGAAGTTGTTAGCTGGTGGACGCAATGGCAACACTGCATCGGGTCTAGCTACTGTGATGACTTTGCCTGGTTCTGTTTTGATGCTAGCCGGGTCAGTTACGCCATCATCAACGAACAGCCACATGTTGTCGATTGACACAGCAATGTTGTCTAGACGGCGGTTCATTAGAATGTTGTTTTCTAAAACCAACCCTAAGCTGCTGTCAATTATTGACACGCCATAGGCATCTTCTGGCGTTTCAAACAACACAGCCACATGCCAAGGTGGATAGTCTAGACCATCTTCTTCGTGCAACACCTTGTCATCAACACACCGGTAAAGACTTCCTTCTATTGGGTCGTAAAACTCAATAATTTCAACAAACTCATGAAAGTTGGTGGTTGGTGATTGTAACGAAAGCAAATTCGAGGTTGGTTTCGTTGTGGCTAGTTTGGCAAATGCTGCTTCTGCATCCTCTGCCTCCAGCTTATTCAGCCACTTAGCGGCCACCCATTCTAAGAACTCGGCTTTGTTCAGCAAATGCTCCCTAAACACATAGGAGAATTTGGGATCGTATCTGCGGCTGCTTTCTATGTACAAATTCAGCGCATTTAACGCCTCAAACTTTAGACCATCGTCCCAAAACACTCTCATGGCTGAAAAGCCAAGCAACAGCAGCTGCGTTGTGGCCACTCTCAACTCTCGGTAGAAGTTGCTGGCATTTAAAGAGTCTCTGAAATAGGCAGATGCTAAGGGGGTAATTTCTGCCAAACCAGGTTCTCTGCTTTCCAATTCCACCCAATAGTCGCTAAAAAACAACGCATTGCGAAAGTAAGCACCAACTGTTTCGATGATTTCAAAAACACGTCCATCATTGAGTTTTGAATGCCACCCTGCATCATGCTGCACTCTCAATGGCTTGGTTTTGTACAGGTTCCACAATTCCAGCCACTTAGCATTTAAAGCTGATCTGGCTTGTCTCTCTTGACTAACAATTGATGAAATTACTTGGTTGGTTTCCATTGTGGCTCATTTTCTTCTAGCTAAAAAACGAATTAAAAGCTGCTAAGTACGACGCTGGCTCTGGCTTGTTAAACACAGACAATTTGTTCATCATAATGGGCAGAGTTTGCTGAATTATTTCTTTCGTTGGTCGGCTATTTTCATACAAAATCACCAACGCATCTAAGAAGTCGTCGTTTCTCACTGCTGGATAGTCGGTTAGCTGCTTCCAAATCTTCTCGTTATTTCGCACTTTTTCTGACACCCACACCTTGCCTGCTGCTATGGGAAGTTCCAACACACCAACTATTTTGCTTTCTTTTGAGCGTGTTTCAAAATGCCCATTAGCCACCAATGGCCTGCCATTCACAAACGCAGCCTCATGCTTCAGCAGCTCTGGTATTAACAAGCCCACCCCATTCTCTTCATAAAAAACTCTTACCGTGTTGAGTCTGGTAGCTAGGTCTTTCAAAACCTCTACCATGCGACTCCCACTCATTTGATCCACTATGGCTTCTTGGACAACGAGGGTACCGTCGCTGAGCTTGAAGCCTCCGAGGATGGCGCACTCATCTGCAGTTTTGGTTCCTGCAAACGATGGGTCGACAGCAATGATTGGAAAAACTCTATCCAGTTTACTGGAGCCAGGCACGCTGAAATAGCTGTGGCCGCTGTTAAGACCGAAACAAGAGTCAGCGACAACACGTATAGCAGAAACATCGAAGACAGCGTATTCCTTCTCATAGACTTTGTTAAGGTATTGGGACGCAAAGCGTCTAGGAGATAACCTAGCTTTAAGATTTTCAACAACATAATCATTATATTTTTCATGCCACAGATAGCCATCACTTGCATCTACGCCGTTCTTGTATATGTTGCGAACAAAGCATTTGTAGCCCAGTTCATCTGCTCTTTCTAGAATTTGCCCATAATAGTCATCAACTGCGTATCTAGTACCATTAACAACAATTTCTCCTCCTACCGTGTCTTCAAACAAGCCTGCTATTGAAACAACATTCGGAGGATTTAACACAGACTCCACATCTGCAATCCACTCTTCCACCATTTGCTTCTTTGCTGGTGATTCCACGTTCTTAAAGTCAATCAAATCATCCAAAATCACCAGGTCAAAGTGCATGCCAGTTACAGTGGTGCCCACGGAAGTGGCAAACACAGTCGGTTCCTTGTAGCTGCCTTGTCTGTTCACTTGGATGGCTGTGTTGTTCCAAATCACTTTTTTGTCTTCTGCTTCCGTGTCCTCATTCGTGTTTCTTGCTCGCAATCGTTTGTCTAAGGCCGGTAATAAAGGCCCACTTATGTGAGGCCGATTGTTCCACACTGCCTCCAAGTCTTTGTTTTCTAAATACGACCTTAGTTCACGAATAAATGAGGTGGCTAGCGATTGCAAATTACACGCCACTAAAATCCGAATTTCTGGATTTCTAAAAATGCGCCACAACGAATATAACACGGTCCCAATTGTGGATTTCAAATGGCCTCGTGGCATTAGCACCAAGCGACGCAATCCTGCCTCACCTTCATCTCCTAGGTGCTTCAGCTTGGCTTGTGCTTCCGCATTCGTTTGAGGAAAACACAGGAACTCAACCAACTCATCATGGCATTGCCCAAATTTGTTCCATCCTCCTTTGAACTTGATCAAATCAGCAAATGCCTTGATGGACGTCAATGCCATCACCTCTAGTTCACTGTGTCCCTCTACCAGCTCACTGGCTTTTTTCTTGGCTGTGGCTCTAGCTGCTGTGTCTGGCTTTAGCTGAGTGAACAACCTGTTTTGTGCTCGGCTTGATGCCATCATCTGATCCAGCAGCATCATCTTCTTAACACGGGGCATTAGGCAAACAACCCTCTCCTTTTTCTCTGTGTTTTTCTAACAAACCCTGTTGTGGCCACTTGATTGGCCATCTCCAAATTCCGCCTCAAATTCTCGGCTTCCAGCTCTTCCTCTTGCAAGCTCATCAGCGAACTTGAATTCCTTAAGTTGTTGTCCAAAGCCTCTCTATAGGCCGCCTGACTTGATTCTAGCTCACTTCTTAACCTGTTGAGCTCCTCCAATGTTGATTGTCTTTGTTGCTCTATTTCACTCAGTTGCTGCTGTAGTCTGGCTATTGTGGCTTGATTTAGTTGGCTAATTTCTGCATTTGTTTGCTCAGCTTGTTGCTTGATGCTGGCTGTTGCTGCATTGGCACGATTAGTCAGTTGCTGAATAAACTCAGCTGGCAGTTGCGATTGCAATGAAGCTGGTTTTTTCTTTTTTCTCCTTCCCATGATGTGTTCTCTTGCTCTTGCTAGTTGCACCTTCCACTCTCTTATGTGTGGTTAAGCTGGTTGCTTATAAGAAAAACTTATAGAACAATCAGCTCTTGTTTTGGCTGGCCAGCTTATTAGCTGCTTTCATAACTTGGCTTTGGGGAGCTGCTAATGCTGAAGGGGCCCCACTAGCAAAAGCAACTACACCCTCTAAAATCGCCTACAAGGCCTTTGTTTTTAGCTAAATGACAAATACTACTTGAGGCAACTTAGAGACGGCTTCTAGGGCCTTACAGGGGCCGCTAATTGCACGTTTGAGGTGCCGCTAGCAAATGCTAGTGGGGCCCTACTGCATTAGCAGCACCCCATGCAAATGACCTTCACATAGGGAAATTAACACAGAGAATTTGGTTGTGTTGTTAGAGCAGCTGATCAAGCAACTTGCTAGCTACGGCTAAGCTCATTAACACAGACTACCTAGCTCAGCTCTTTTGCTAGCGGCTCCTAGAATCGCCTAGAAGGCCCCTGTTTTTGGCTGAATGGCTAATCACACCTGAAACGAATTAGAGGCGCCTTCTAGGCCCTTCTAGAGGCCTCTAATTGAACGTTTGCAAATGGGCCGCTTATAGGCAGGTGAGGGCGTCAACTACCTCGTTTCTCCTAAGATGACTCCCTCTATGATTCATGAGCTGCCTAGAACCAACGCAGCTAAATACTCATGCGAGTATTTTCTTTTAGTGGATCAGATTATTTTGAGAATAATCTGATCCACCAAGCTGCTAATGTGTGTATGTATGCCGCATTGGTTGTTCCTCTGCTACTTAGGCTAGTTTCTTATAACACAGGGCTTGGTTCAGATTATTCATAATCTGAACCAAGCGATGCCTAAGCAAATAAACAGCCAGCTAAAGCAAATAGCCGCATTGGACTAGCTGGCTAGCTAAAGCCAAGTTATTTCTTTAGCTGGCTAGTAATGCTGCTTTAGTTAGCTAGTAATAATAATATAATAATAATAATTAATAATAATACTAGCTAAAGTAAACTAGTATAAGCAGCAATAGCTCCTTATATAGGGAGGTATTTGGGCAAACAACTGCCAGCCAACTGCCAGCTGCTTAGCCGCAGCTTGCCTTGGCTGGTTGCTTGGCTGAGCTGCCACTACTGCAACCGCCAACCTAATTAGCTGCAGCTGGGCTATAAGCAATTCTTATCATTTTTCTCTTGCATTGGCTGGTTGGCTGTGTTAAAGTGAAGGTAGCAAGCAAAAGGAAACCAACTATGGCCACCACATCATTTAATAAACTGCCTCATTTTGACTTCACCAAAGCATGGTTAGCAATGGGCTTGAGCCAGTTCAACTATGACAACATGGTCAAGTTTCATGCGTCAGCCAAGTTAATGGCTGACCTGGTTGAAGCTGACCTTGTTACTGTGTTTACTGGCATTGTGCAGTACAAGCTGGTGTGTTTTAATCCACACGCCAAGCAACACTCTGCCACAATGGCCAAGTTCCTCACGCAGCTTTGGCTGGCTGCTGACCGCGACCAATATCAAGACATTATAAATGCCCTTATTTTCCATTCAACCCATGGCGACATCAGCTTGCTCTGGGATGGTGATGATGGCAAATTCAGCTTGTTCCCAGCAGCTGATGCTGATGCTGACCAATTCTAACTAACCACATCATGATTTTGTAGCTTGTCAGTCCCTCCTGTGTTGAATTAGCCGGTGCTTCTGCCACACCGGCTTTTCCTTTGGCCATTCCGCTGCCGCTGCTGATTGACTTAACTTGACTTGGTCTGTGTTTTTAGCTTGTGCTCATTGTCAAAATTGTCGCTGACTTAAGTCGCGCCGTCGCGCCGAGCCGAGTCCCCCCTTTCGCCGCCCAGCCCATGCCAGTCCGACGCCGCCTCAACCTGGCTCTCCTCTGCTGCGGAGGTGCAGGTGCCAGCGTCTGGGACCTGGAACCACACTCACTCTGCTCTGTGTTCCTTCCTTCGCTGCCGCAGCTGCCATGACCCTGCCCTTGCTTGCCTGACTGTGCCCTGGCCCTTGCCTGGCTCAGCTAGGGTCCTTGCTTGGCTGTGCCTTGGCTTTGGCTTGGCTCGGCCCTGGCTCACCTGGTTCAGCCTGGCTCGCCTGGCTCTGCCCTGGCTGCGTCTGCCAGTGCCAGCCTGCCCAAGCCACCGCCAACCAAAAAGCCAACTGCATTGGCTGCTCCCCTCAGAGGCACTGGACCTGCCCACGGCAAGCCAGGCTCAGCCCCAGGCCCAGGTGCCGCCAGCCAAGGGGGCAGCCAGCCAGAGCAAGTGGGTGCCCAGATGCCAGGTGCCGCCTGCAAGAGCTTGTGGGGCCCTTCCCGCTTCGCGGGGTTCCCCAGGTGCCGCTAGTCAGAGCACATGGCCCCGTCAACCCAGCTTGCCCACCCAGCCCCCTCAGACAAGGGAGCCGCCAGCCAATGCACCTGAGTCCCCTGCAGCCTCACCCACCTTCCCAGGAGCCGCTAGCCAAGGCAACCTCCCATGCACCCAGTGCAGCTTGCCAAGCAAGTGGGTGCCCTGCCACCAGAGCCCCATCTCCTTCCCTTGCACCAGGTCATCCTCCAACCAAGTTCATTGCCCTTTTCCCTGTGTGGGTGCCTGTGCAACCAGAGCCCCATCTCCTTCCCTGCTCCCCTGCGTCTGCTCCCCCCAACCAAGTTCCTTGTCCTCAGTCAGTCACCCACATCCTCGGAGCAACCTCCCCTGCACACCAGGGCAGGTCAGGCCAGGTCAGGTCAGCACACCCGGTGCAGCTTCCCAAGAGCCACCAGCTCAGCTCCTCATTGACCGTAACCTTCCCCTGCCACCAAGCTCAGTCCCAGGTGCCGCTAGCCCAGGCTAGTGGGTGTCACATCCCCAGAGCAACTTCCCCAGGAGCTGCAGACGAAGGAGACGCTAGACAGGGCAACTTCCCCTGCACCAGTCATCAACACAGCCAAGTTCTGAGTGGTTTTTCCTTGTGGGTGGGCATTGGCAGTACCAGCTGGTCAACGACCATGGCCCTGGCCATTGCCCACCCACAACCAAGCTCATTGTCCTTTTCCCTGTGTGATGGGCATTAGCTGCAATGGTGCCGCCAGCACAGGCTAGTGGGGGCCCTACTGCCCTAGTTAGCTCCCCATGGTGCTGCTAGCCCAGGCTAGTGGGGGCCCTGCAACCAGGTGCAACATCCCCATGGCCGGTTATTCGATCGGCAAACCAAAGAATTGGCTAAGCAAGCAAAAGACCCAGACAACCAACGCTGCCTGGGTCAACACAACCAACTTAGCTGACTAGCAAA